CGCAAAATTCCTGTGGTTCGGCAGGCCATATATATTTTTCGACATGCGCCGATTTTTCCCTTTAACCGCCGCTAATGAACGATGAAACCGGCGCCAAGCGGGGGTACCAGCTCAATCCTCCTCCGGCTTCCACACCCAATCCGGATGCAGCGCCTGGTATTCCATTGACCCAGGCGCGGGCTCTGACTTGGGCCGCCCCGCCTCCGCCGCCGCGGTTTTGGCATTGTCGATCTCCAGCGCTTTGCGCCGGGCGGTCTCGTAGATGCCCCAGGAGGCGATCTCCTCGACGAGGAGCTCGGTGAAAGCCCACACGAGCGCGTCGGCGCGGTCCGGTGAGGAGTGTGCGCCGCCGCGGCCAGCGCTTGCCGGATTGGTCGAGTCCCGCTTCGGCCTTGAGCGGTCGAGATCCGGCGTGAACTCGCACATCTGATCTTCAAGCGTGGGCAGCGCCGCCATGTGCTTGATGCGGCCCTGCTCGTAGAGCGCGGCCACCGGCTCGGCCCGAACGATCTTGCCCCGGGTCGCGTGCACCGCGCTATAGGCGATGTTGTCGTCGACCACGCGCAGGGTCGCCTCGACCATCTCGCCGCCGTTGTTGGTCTCGGCGACGACGCGATCGGAGCCGTGCCCCCGATAGGCCGCGACCGCGATGCGGGCCCACTCGATCGGCGTGTAATGCCCCGACAGATCAGCGAGCACGTAGCCGCGGCCTTGCGCATCCTTGCCAGCGACGATGATCCCGGTTTCGTCGGCGTCCTCGCCCGAGTTCACCGCCGGATCGATGGCTACGACCACGCGCACCAGGTCGGGCAGGACAAAGCCTATCGGCGGCCGTGCCGCCTCGATCAGTGCCCGCGTCCACAGGGCGCCAGGTACATCGTCGAGAAGCTCGGCATTGAGTTCCTGGCGGCCGAGGCGAGTGCCCTCGTACTTCTTGACGATCTGCGCCAGAAAGGCTGCCGGCAAATTGAACCGATTGTCGTAGGTCGAGCCGCGCGTGATCACCGTGGTGGGGTCGGCGATCAGCTCGCGGATGATTTTGATCGGCTTCGGCGTCGTGGTGACGACGACGCGCGGATCAGGCCCAAGCCGCAGCCCGAACATCAGCATGTCCCACGCCTCTGGATATCGCCAGGAGGCTATTTCATCACACCACGCTGCGTCGTGTTGCGGTCCCCGCAGGCGCTCCGGCTCGTCGGCGCTGTAGGTTGTCGCAATGGCCCCGTTCGGCCAGGTCAGCCGGCGCTTTGTTGGCTCGTATTGCGGCCGCTGCTGCGGTGGCCCGATCGCCAGCAGGCCGCTCTCGCCTTCGACCATGACATCGCGGGCATCGGCCGCGGTCGGCGCGACCAGCGCGATCCGGCGGCGGCCGTGATGGATGACCTGGGTGCGAATACACTCCGCACCGCTGCGGGTCTTGCCAAAGCCGCGACCGGCCAGCAGCAGCCAGGTCCGCCAATCGCCTTTCGGCGCCTGTTGGTTGGGCCGCCCCCACCAGCCCCAATCGTGCTCGATCGCTTCGAGCTCGCGGTCACTCGTCCGTTTCAGGAACGCCGCCAGTTGTTCTGGCGGCAGCGATGCGAGCAATTCGGCGGGTGAGACGTTCTCTGACAGTGACAACCTCGACCTCGATCGGATCACCGTTCGCCGCACCGGTGTGTTTGTGGGTGCTGGTTTCGCTCCAGCCGCCGCGCGTCTTCATCCAGAAGATCGCGGCCGTGACGCGGGCGCGCTCGTCTTTGAATGCCGGTTTGCCGGTGCCGCCGCAAATTCCGTAGAACAGAAAGTCAGCGACCTTTGAGTTGGCCCTGGTGGCACCCGTGTCGAGCTCGGTACCGCAATGCTTGCGCAAGGTCGGGTTCGAGACGCCGAGCACGCGCGCAATGTCCGCTTCGGGGATGCCGTAGGCGGCCATCGTCTCGGCTTGCCGCCGCTGCGCGTCAGTAGGGGTCCAGACCGGTCGAGCCATTGGCTTGGCAGGCGACGGTAAAGGCCTAGCGTGCCCGCTGCGCGGCGACGTTGTCGAAGCTTCGACCGTCGCCGTCGAGCACCGCTTGCTGGCCAGTAAACTCCTGCCAGCGCTTCACCGCAACATCGACATAAGCCGGCGCGATCTCAATCGCGTGGCACACGCGGCCGGTCATCTCAGCCGCGATTATCGTCGTGCCCGAGCCGCTGAACGGCTCGTAGACGGCCTGCCCGGGCGACGCATTATTCTCGATCGGCCGGCGCATGCACTCGACCGGCTTTTGCGTGCCGTGGCCGGTTTCCGATTTCAAATTTTTGTCGATCTGCCACAACGTCGTCTGAGAATGGTCGCCGACCCAAGACGCGGTGCTACCCTTGCGCACCACGTACCAGCACGGCTCGTGCTTGCAGTGGTAATGGCCGCGGCCGATCGCGAAGTTGTTTTTGGCCCAAATGATTTGCGAGCGGGTCTCGAAGCCGCAGGCGGCTAAGCTGTCCTGCACGATGCCGGCCTTGGTCCCGGCGTGCCAAATATAGGCCACCGAGCCGGGGAACAGCGCCCAGGCCTCGCGCCAATCAGCCCGGTCGTCATTGACTACTTTGCCGACCGCCCTCGCCCCGATCGGCTTGATGACCGTGCCGGCCGCAATCCGCCGGGTCGTCCCATTGATCGATCGGCCGGCCTGATTGCGCCAAGCCGGGTCGTAATTAACGCCGTAGGGCGGGTCGGTGACCATAAGGTGCGGCGCGACGCCACCGAGCACGCGCTCAACGTCGGTCGCCACTGTGCTGTCGCCGCAGAGCAATCGATGATGGCCGAGCGCCCATAAGTCGCCCGGCTCCGCAACCGGGTGCGCGGGAGGCTCTGGCGCATCGTCGGGATCGGTCTTCGCCCCGATCGGCTTGATGACCGTGCCGGCCGCAATCCGCCGGGTCGTCCCATTGAT